ATCACACGCGATGACCTCTCTGATCGTGAGCGCGTTCTTATCGAACTGGAAGAAAATGTTCGGCGGAAGCAGCTTACTTGGCAGGAAGAAGTCAAGGCCGTCCAGACCTTCGTGACGCTTTCCAAAGAGCCACAGGCGCTGGCCGCAAAATCCCTCGTTATGAGCGCGCAGACGCTCTCCCACATGATTACCCTTGCGGAGAATCTTGAACGCTTTCCAGAGTTAAAGGAATGCCCGACTTGGACCTCTGCGTACTCACAAGTCACGATTAAGCTTCAGCGGCTGACCGACGCAGCACTCGAAGACATCTTTGAGGACATTGTATCGGGGCCGGAAGAAGTCGAGCCGAAAGAAGTCTTCCTTCCTGAAGGCGCGCCTGCGCAGCCGAGTATTAAGACCTCCCAGCTCTACGCTGACCCCGCACCCACCCCACCTAAAGAAGCACCTGCCTTCCAAGCTTTAGAGGGCGACTTCGCCTTATGGGCGAAAGAGTACTCCGGCCGCCGTTTCAACCTCATCCATTGCGACTTCCCTTACGGCCTGAATATGGACAGCGCGAACCTTCAAAACTCTTCCGCCCGCTGGGACGTAACCGATGGACGATACGACGATTCCCCTGAGCTTTTCGACCGTCTTACACGAGCATTCTTCGACAATCAAGATAACTTTATCTCAGATACCGCGCACTGCATATTCTGGCTTGCTGCTAAAAACTATGGCAGAATTGCAAGCCGCTTTACCCACTACGGCTGGACTGTCTGTGACGTGCCACTTATCTGGCATAAATCAGACAACGCTGGAATTGCACCTGACGTGCGCAGGTGGCCTCGACGAACATTCGAAATTGCAATTTTTGCTTCACGAGGCGATCGAAAAATTCTTAAAGTTAAAGCTGCATCTATCGCTGCTCCCACAACCAAAGACCACCACCTCTCCGAAAAACCCATCCCTGTCGTAACTCACTTCATGGAAATGCTCGTAGACGGGACTACTGAAATCTTCGATCCAACAGCAGGCTCTGGCACGGCGCTTCGCGCGGCCAAGTCCCTGGGAGCGAAGCGGGGACTTGGCCTTGACGTGCTGCCTGAACATGTGAATTATATGAATGGAGCGTGGAATGGATAAGGTGCTTAGGATTGAAGTGCTGGAAGAAGCGGCCCGTCTTACTTCAGAAGATAGAGCAAAGACGTACGGCCCGCCAACGGTAAACATGGAATGCTATGCCGCGTTCCTCGAATTGTACTATTCATTTGCCGGGCAACGCATAGGCCAACCCACGTCTCCCGCACATGACGCCGCGATGGCTATGGTGCTTGCCAAAATCGCTAGAATCGCGGTTGGAGTAAGAGGCCACCGCGATAACTATACCGACGCGGCAGCTTATCTCGCCATTGCTTATGAGGCAGACCAATGGGCACTCTGAAGCAAGCGATCCTTCGCGCAGGGCAATACGCGGACAAAGTTGTCCTTGTTCCTGCAATATATTACTTGAAGCAGCAGCACAAGAAAGAAATGGCTGAACGTCGCGCACGGCAGCTTGCCCGCGTCCCTACCCCTAAAATCGTCCGGACTTCACGGGCGAGCCTGCTTCTCAAGAAGTGAAACTACTCGCTCCAGCCGGCGCTAAGATCCTTCTCATCGGTGAGATTCCGACCGAGGAGGATCTTCGCGTTGGGGCTCCTTTTACCGGCCACGCGGGACGGGAGCTGGACACGATGCTTGCAGACGCGGAACTTTCCCGCGCCAATGTCGCGCTTACCTATCTTTTCAAAGAGCGCCCTCCGGGAGGAGACATCAATGCCTGGGCAGTTCCACGGACGAAGCTTAGTCTCGATCTATCGCTCCCTTGGGCAGGAATCCCTTGCAAAAAGGGAGTTGTTGACCCAGCCCGAACCCAGCCTGCTTTGGCCCGACTTTTCGAAGAAATCGCTCAAGTCAACCCCAACGTCATCGTCACCTGCGGCAATTCGGTCGTGGCTGCTTTATGCGGGGTCTCCGGCATTACAAAGCTCCGTGGCGCGTTACACTTCCACGGGCAGAGGAAGGTCATCCCGACTTATTCGCCTGCTGCGGTTCTTCGGCAGTATGAGTGGCGGCCACAGGTTGTAGCTGACCTCATCAAAGCGAAGATTGAAAGCGCCTATCCCGAAGCCCGCCTTATCAACCGGCTGATCTACATCGAACCCACTATCCGAGATTTAGAAGATTGGACTGAGCGCCTCTGTAACGAAGACTTTATCTCCTTCGATATCGAGACTTCCGCGAAGCAGATCACCTGCATAGGCTTCGCTCCAAACCTGAAGGAGTGCTTCGTCATCCCCTTCTGGGACGTGAAGACCGGGAACTATTGGGAGCGGGAAGAAGATGAAGTCCTCGCATACAAAGCTATGCGGAGCATCTGCGCCTCACGCAGCGTGAAGATCGCACAAAACGGACTCTACGACGTATCTTACCTCTCCAAATACAACGTCAAAGTCACAAACTTTACTGAAGACACGATGATCCAGAGCCATTCCTTATACCCAGCTATGCCTAAGGGCCTGGACTTCCTAGGCAGCATATACGCTAACGAACGGGCATGGAAACGCTGGCGCGTTCGTGGCGGAGACACCAACGAACATAAGCGAGAGGAATAGCTATGGACTTGAAACGTCGCAGTCTTTTAGGCGTAATTTGGAAGACTTCATTGGAAAGAAACTCGTATGCTGACTGTAATTGAAAGTCCTTGGGCCGGCCTCGGCGCTGGGGAAAAGGCGAAGAAATATCTCCGGAACTGCATCCGTGATGCGCTCGCGCGGAATGAGATACCTTGGGCCTCCCATGCGATGTTGGCTTGGACTGAAGCCCTTTACGAGACCGATGTAGAACAACGAGCGGAAGGTATCGAAGTCAATAAGCTGATGATTATGCGCGCGGACTGCATCGCGTTCTACGTCGATCATGGGATGAGCAAAGGGATGCACCAAGCCTGGATCTGGGCGCGGATGCACGGCAAGTCTGTTGAGAAGCGGACGCTTTACACATGAGGATTCTCGAATCCGCAACCCTAGACGTTCCATCGCTTTCCTATTCCCAGCAGTATTGGGCATACAACGGCCTTGACTGCATGATTACAATGGAGGTCTTCCAGGCTCTTTCACACAGCATTAAAGAAGTCCCCTTCGCCTACAACATGACTCGCACGATGCAGGCACCAGCCTTCACCCTCATGAAGCGGGGAGTCAAGGTTGACATGGCTCGCCGCGGTGAGGTCTTAAACTCCCTCTCCCTTCAACGTGCCCGCGCGGAAGAAATCTTCTTCAGGCTCTGCACCGAAGGTCTCGGGCTTGAGCCGTACTTCGATAAAAAGCATAAAAAGCACTTTGCGATTAACCCAGCTTCCTCACAACAGCTTTGCCAGCTTTTCTACGAAGTCCTTTGCCTCCCCCCGATCAAATCCTTCAACAAACTCACCAAAGAATACAAAGTCTCTTGCGACCGCAAGGCGCTCGAAAAGATGCAGCGTGAGCCTATCGCAAAGCCCTTCTGTGATCTGATCCTCGGCATTCGAGACTATACAAATAAAATTCAGGTTCTTGAAACCGGCATCGAAAATTCTCGCATCCATTGCGCGTATCAAGTCGCTGGTCCTATGACCGGCCGTTGGAGTTCTAATGAAGACCCTTTTGGACGAGGAACAAACCTTCAGAACATCACTGACGAGATGCGTCGAATATTTGTCCCGGACCGAGGCAAAAAGTTCTGCCAACTCGATCTTGCTCAGGCAGAGTCTAAGCTGGTTGCTTATCTTTCCCTTCCGTTCGGGCGTTCTTATCTCCAAGCCTGTGAATCAAGCGATCTCCATACAACTGTTACACGACTTGTATGGCCCGAGATTTTCGCCGGAGCAACTCTCTCTGATAAAGAGATTGCAAAACGCCCCTTTTACCGTCATTTCTCATATCGAGATATGGCTAAACGAGGAGGGCATGGTACAAATTACGGCGGGTCAGACGCAGTTATCGCTATGCACCTGAATATCCCGAAGGCACAAGCCAGCCTCTTCCAAAAGAAATACTTCGGGGCCTTCGCTGAAATCCCCCGCTGGCACAACGACGTGCGTATGCGGCTGGCAGCTACACGCCAAATAACCACACCCCTCGGAAGGCGGTGTTTCTTCCCAGGCCGACCTTGGGACAACGACACTATCAAATCAGCTATCGCTTACGCGCCTCAATCATCCATCGGAGATATTCTAAACCTTGGCTTCTTAAAGGTCTGGAAGAAATACGACAAAATTCACAACTCAAACTACCCTATCGAAATCCTAACTCAGGTCCACGACTCCATCCTATTCCAGTACGATGAAAAAGACGAAAGCTGGATTGTCCCTCTTATCCAACGAGAGCTTCAAGTTCCGGTGGAGATAAACGGGGAAGTCTGCCGTATCGGGGTTGATGCGCAGATTGGTTGGAATTGGGGAAAGCATTCAGATGTTAACCCTCATGGTCTGATGGATTACAAAGGGAAAGACTATCGTGAGCCTCCAAAGGAAAAATCCATCTTGGATCGAAGCGTATGTGAAGTCTACAGCCCATACAAACAGTCCAGCCATCTTTAGGAAGTGGTCCGCGCTGGCCGCTGTTTCGGCTGCACTTCAACGTAAGTCTTACGTCAAGCTGAACGGTGGCACCATCTATCCAAACCTCTTTGTTGTGCTTGTCGGCGGGCCTGGGATCGGAAAGTCTCAAGCGATCAATCCTTCACGGAGTTTGATCTCTCAGCTTACACATGTCGCCCTCTCCCCCGCCCGGCTTACGCCTGAAAAATTCATACAGCTTGTTTCAAAAAGCTTCAAAATGATTCCGACTCCAGACAACCCCTACTACACCCAGTCCGCCTACGCCGCTTTCATATCCGAACTCTCCACCTTCATCCAGCCGAACGACAAAGCCCTGATGACCGTCCTCACGGACTTCTTCGACTGCCCAAAGACCTGGACCTACGCCACACTTTCACGCGACGCTGACCGTATCGAAAACCTTTACCTAACGCTGCTCGGTGCTATCACACCAAAAGCGCTGGCGGAAAACTTCGGTACAGCCGCCTTCGGAATGGGCTTCACTTCCCGCTTGAACATCATCTTCAGTGATGAGTTCAAAGCCCCACAACTATTCGCACCTCGTGCGAAGATTCCGCTCGAAGATCTTCTCGAAGATCTAAAGCTGATGCACAGCCTTTCCGGAGAGTTCACCTTTGACGATGACGCGGCGGAAGAACTGCAAGACTGGGTATCGGGCGGTTGCTTACCTGCCCCCGGCGATGGCCGTCTTGCGGAGTATCTTCCCCGCCGATGGCTGCACCTTTCGAAGCTTTGTATGGTTTACTCAGCTTGCCGGGGGAGTGATCTCCGCATCACGCAGACGGATTATAGGAAAGCGAAGGCAACGCTGCTGGAAGCGGAAGTTCATCTTCCCCGCGCGCTGGAGTTCCTCGGCGCAAACACAGCGATGGAAGCGATCCGCAACACGCACATGTGGCTGAAAGCGGAGTATTCCGTAAGGAAAGCGGCTATTCCAGAGATGCAGCTAAAGCGTAAGCTGCTGGCCGACATCAACCCGATGCAATTAAACTCTACGATCTTGGAGATGGTGCAGAGCGGGCTGATGACGGTGCAAGGTATTGGGAGTGAGAGAAGTTATATCCCGAAAGGTCAGTAACCGAGGACAAGCCAGTAGAAGCCGATGGAGGTTCCAGGGGCACTATCCACGATAAGAGTCGTCGTGGATAGGCCGTTGTTGATCAGTACTGCACTTTGCGAAGTCGGGCCGGTGGCGCCGTTGATGGTTAAAAAAGCTCCAAATACGACATTTGGAAAGGCAGTTGGAAAAGTGATTGTAGTTGTACCAGCATATGTAACACCTGCACCCCACTGCATGATTAGTCCGTTTGGTAGGGCTGAAGAGCCAGGAACGCCAAGCGTTGCAGGGAATTGAGAGAAGTTAACAACTTGTGTCCCGCTTGTTCCATTCCCAGCGACAATTTTAGAGTTCGAGTCTCGCAATACGAGGCTATTCGCTCCGGACGAAGTACTAACTCCGCTTCCGCCGTAAGCGACGGCCAGCGGCGTAATTCCCGTAATAGTCCCGCCAGTGATGTTCACCGCGCCCAGCGAATAGCTGCCTGAAGCTACACCATTCAGCGCTGTGGATAGCGTGGAAAAGTTACTATCCAACTGCGAGAGAGGAAGTGACGAGGTAGAAAGCTGGAATGCGTAAGGGATAGAAATAGGGAAGGGCATGATTACCTCGTCTGCACAGGCAGAATACCACTACGCTTTGCGACAGTCCCGCCGACGGTTGTAACTTGACAAGAGACTGTATAGTTGATACCTGCGGTTCCGCCAGTAAGAACTACCGAAACGACATTGTTGTTGAGCGAAGGCGTTCCGATTGTCAGCCCGGACGGGCTTGCAGAGACGGAATTAACGGTCAAAACAGGATCAGAGCCGTTAATCCAGGCGCCCCAGTTAAAGTTAAACGTCGCCTGATCAACGGGGTCTTTCGGGTCGAAATACAGAAATCCGGGCAAGGCCGTTCCTCCAGGGATAGTGATCGTCCGCTTATCCAGCGGAATGGTAATGGTCGCCTCTAAGCGACTTTGAAGATACGCCGCATTAGTCCAGCCAATAACGGTTGCGCTGTTATTGATCCAGGGAATTGCAGTGTTAGTGTTGTTCAGCCAGGATACAAGCAATGGAAGCGCCTTTATAGACTATGGAGTAAATATGGCTAGACACATTTCCTCTATTTACTCACACCCTTAATCTTTTCCATCGTCCTGCTCCCGGAATACCCTAAAAAGCAGAACGTGAAAAGTTGCCAGAGCGAATCCGGAATAGCCGCCAGCCACTTTTGCAGCCCCTTCGCAATAAGATCTGCGTGATTCGCATCAAACGCAAAAAGCACTCCCATAGGAATGCTTGCGAGAATCATCACGTACATAACGTACATCATGCTCGGTCGCGCGCGTGAGGTCCATTTATCCGTGCTGTTTGCCTCCGCCAGCATGACAGACATTTGCTGCTGAAGCGACGCAAGCGCTGCTTCCGAAGTTGCACGAATAATAGTGGCTTGGGCTTGGGCTGCATCATTCGGGTCAGGCCAAATTTTATTTATCGCGTCATCAATCAGCTTAGACGCACCAGCAACCGCATCATCAATCCCAACCATGTCACCCTCGTTTCATCAGCATTCCGACAATTTCTTGCCGCATATTTCCGAGTTCTGTCCGCAGACCTTGAAGATCAGACTTAGTTGGAATATCTGCCAGCTTTGTCAGCATGTCGCGTTCAAAATTTTGGGAGTCATGCCGCAATTCATCATGAGCATCCCAAAGCTTTTGCATCGCAATACCTGCTTCTTTCGCATGTGTATTAAGCTGATTTAATGCGTACCAAGCTGTACTACCGCCGATGACAGCGAGAGCACTGATTACTTTCCAAAATAAATCAAAGCTCACGCTGTCCATCGTTCACCTTTACGCTTGCGCTTCAGTCCACGACACAAGACCCTGAATAGATGACGCGGTGGAGCCAGAAAGGTTAGTTGCCACGATTGTCACAATATCAGGCCCGTCAGGGTACTCACCATTTACAGTCGTCGGGACCGTGTTGTTAAGCCCGCCGCCGAGGATAGAGTTACCCAGGTCACGGATAAGAGTCAAGTCTTCTTCCGTAAGTGTGGAATTGGTCGAGCCGCCTGAATTGTTCGTAAAGAACGAAAAGATCGACTCACCACCCGTGACCGTAGTAGCAGAGCTGTGGTAACAAATCTGCGCCAGCGACGAACCACCAACAGCCGCAAATGTTCCAGCCGAAACCTGACCATTCAAGATCACGTCAATGCGGAACACACCTGTAGAAAGCAGCCGCAGCCCTTGAAGCTTCAACTGCATACGGTTGATGATTTCTCGAGCGCCAAGTACACCGGTCAAGCCGGTATCAACTGACGGACCAAGGCGCAGACTCATCAGTGCATTCTTCGCACTTGCGGCGACCGACAGCGATGAAGCCATACCGCCGTTAAAAGAGAACTGCAAGTCGTTGTTGAACCCGCCGTCCATTACGACTGAAGTGCCCCAGTGAGAAATAGTCCCAGGGCCAGGGAATGGATTGGTTGTGTTAGCCGCAGTATTTGCCAATTCTACCGGAACAGGCGCCGTTGCAGAATAGGTAAAGGCCGTAGCTGCACTACCGCCGGTCACACCGCGAGTACAACCCGTGAACGCACCTGTTTGCAGGCCAGTGTAAGAGACGTATTCAATCGCACCGCTGTTGCTTGGCGTTGTGATTTTAATCGTCCCGCTTGTCGGAAAGCCTGCTGTCGAAGCTACATAGATTGTAGTATCGCCAGTCCCGATAGAGGAGTTGATGATTGTAGTCGTGCCGAAAGCCGTGTTCTCATAGTGCGCAGGCAGGTTGCCCGAACGAGCCCAGGCTTCCGTGTTCACGTTGTTGTTCTGCAAACGGTTCACGTAGATAATCGTTCCGTTCGTGGTGCGCAGGCCCCAACGAATCATACCCGAACCATACCAGGCATAATCGACATACCACATCTGCGACTTGGTGAGGTCGATCTTATACCCCGAAGGCCCAGTGCCGTCGCACGGATCGACGTTCCACTGGCTTTGCGGAATAACTAGATCAATCGTCTTGCTGCCGACCAAATTTGCTGCGGTAGCGGCGCGGTATTCAGGAGAGATCAGCAGCGAAGTATTGCTGAGTATCTGCGTCACGCGGTAGCTTTGACCACGAATAACGATGAAGTCATTCGGGTTGAGTTGCTGCGAGAACAGAGAACCTGTTCCAGTCACGGTGTTCGAACCGGAAGTGACGGATAGAAGACCAGAAACTTGCTGGGTGCTGTAGCGTTTCACAACTGAGAGGGTTTGCCCATCAAATTGAAAAAACGCCCCGTTTTGCTGATCAAAAATCCCAACACGCTGAATGGCGTTGTACCAGCTGTACGAGCTTACAATGATTGGGAAACCGGACGCAGTAAGCTGCGGCGGAACCGCCGGCAATGTGAAGGTCAGGGATGTAGGAGTCGGGACGGAGGCAATCTGAAACACGCCGTTGTACAGGTTAGGCGTAGCCCCGCTAACTTGTACATATTCTCCAGGCGTAAGATAATGCGGGAACTTACCACTTGCCGTCGCGGTCGTACCAACAGCAGTAATGCTGTCCAGATACAAATTCCCTTTCATCACCGTGCCGGTAGAAATCTGAATAGCTTTACCAGACTGATACCGGAAATACCGACGAGTCTGCCGAATCATTTGCGTATTCGGCTGACCCGCACCGGCGGAAAACTGAATACCGCCATCGTACGCACGATGAATGCTGATACCACCCGGCGTCGGATAGAGAGTGCTAGTCGCACCGGCCGCAGCGGTAATCGTCCCGGTCGGCGCCGCGCTTACTGTAAACGTGAAGGTGTTGGTAGTTGAAACTGTGGCAATTTGAAACATGCCATTCGGAGCGTTAGTCGAAGCAGTCGTCCCAACAACATAGATCAAGTTTCCGATAGACAGGCCATGCGCATAGGTAGTGGTTGCAGTGACCGTGGTGCCTACGTTAGTGAACGCTGCGCCAGCGGATGCGGAAACCGGAATGCTTGCACCAGTGTAGAACGTGCCCAGGTACACGTAAGTCTTGGTGCTATCATAAATGCTGCCGGAAGTCGAATCCACCGTTCCAGGAAGCTGAGCATAGGTGAAGCTGCTACCGCTCGTTGTAGTAACAATAAACCAGCCGTTCGCTTGCGTGTCCGTCGCGCCCTGGACATAAACCGGAGTCCCGACAGCAGGGTTGGCCGTCGAAGTGACGGTCACAGTCCCGGTCGTGATCGAAAGCCCGGTAATGGTGATCGGGTTCGTCGAGTTATAGAAGGCGGTCGGCTTATTATTAGTGAGGTTGATGAACTCCCACTTCGTAGGTTGCAGACCGTATTCAAAGTCCGTGTCAATCAAAGACTGCGGTGTAGACACGCGGATTTTAGATGCACCATCAAGCTGCATATCCTGCGGCACGATGGTAGTCACGCCACCGGGCTGAACACCTGTACTCGGGGAAATATTCGAGGGAAAAGACATTACTTCCTCTTCATCGCAGAAATTAAAATCGGGACTTCGATTAACAGCCCGTAAAGACCGAGACCGATAAGACTATTCTGGTCCGGACTAGCGCCCTTCCAGAGTACAAAAGCCCCTGCGGTAGCTAGCAGAGGCAGAAGGTTCGTTAAGACTTTTTCGACGACAGCTTTAGCAGTTCCAGTGGCGATGTCAATCACCAGCTTCTGCTGCGCCATCATCTCCTTCTCCTTCCTCTCCAGAAGGGTCAGAGTCTTCGTCATCTGCTCCATCGCCCGATTGATCGACACTTCCGCCTCCGCTGAGAAGGGTAAGTGAGGGCGGTGCGAAACCTCGTCCGATGGTTCCGGCGGAATTTCCTGTTCCGCTACCACCTGCAGCCGAGAGCCCTTTCCGATAGCCATTGAATGCGCCTCCTTCTTCTTCTGGTGCCTCTAACTTCTCATCCGTAGCACGGTACGCGATTAGTGTCTTTAGCACTGTACACTTCGTGTTGATATCAAGTTCACCCTTCAGCACCGTTTTACCTGTGACAAGTTCTTGTGCAATCCCGACAGCGATCTGTTCGAGAAGGTCGGGAAGTTCAGAGGTCTTCTTCAGAGGTGAAGCCGCTTTAGCGAATTTACGGTTTGCCATTATACTTGGGAAACTCCGCTGCGCAGCAGCATGTCGAGAATATTGGCGTCGATGCCAAGGGAAGAAGCGAGGTTTTTAGTCGATGTAGGCGTCGTGGTAGCGGCACTCGGCGCAGTAGATGCAATAGAGGTGTTGGCGGAAGGAATGCTTGCGGGCAGACCATTGTAGTCCGTCCCGCCCATGCCGGCGGCAAGATTCGCCCCACCAGCCTGCATTGAAGAAAGCGGGCCGCCAGGACCATAAGCGGGATTACCGTCTGGATACATGTCTGACGCTCCTGCAGGCTGCCCGCCTATCAACCCCATTCCCTTGCCGAAAGCGCCGACAAGACCTGACACCAATCCTGCACCAGGGACTAAAGCGTTAAGGCCGAAATTTGCAACTGTATTTGCAACGTCAGTGGTTCCAATTCTCCCTACGGGTGTTGAAACATTGTAATCAGGAAGGCCGACCGCTTGAGCGATATTTCCGAAAAGCCCGGACGAACTTTGAGAAGGAGCCGCACCGCCGCCTTCACTTGGAGCAGACGCGCCGACATCATCTGCCGGCGCCCCGCCCATACCCGCTGCGTCGTAGAACTCCGGCAGGCCGGTTTCCGGATTGGTAGTCCCAGCCCCGCCAAGGGCTTTCAGCAGCTCTGCCTCCTTTGGATTGATATGCGCGAGCATAGTATCACCGTTCCGCCCAAGGGAGGACAAAAGCTGCATGTAGTCCATTAGCCGCGCGCTCCGCCGCCAGTCCAGATTTTATCCCATTCAATCGGCGGAGCCGAAGGCGCAGGAGCAGGCGCCGGTGCAGGGGCCGAGGCTTGTGCCGGAACAGCTACTTTCTCCGGAACATACTGTTCAGTCATAACCGCTGGCCGCGCCGGAATAACTGGCCGGCGTTGCGTCTTCGGGCGTGAGCCTGAAGTAAACTGTTCTTCTGCAGGATGCACAGAAGAAGGCTGGCTGCCAGAAACGAACTGTTCCTGAGCCGGATTCTGCGTGCCCTCTGCAATCCGACGGTCTAGCCGCTCGCGAGTAGGACCGCTCAATTCATCTTGGTTTGTCGGGCTAGAATAGAGAAGAGTTGCAAGCCCAGGCCCGCCAAGACCCAGCA